CATGAGTCGCGCGTACGCGGAGTTCCTGTCGGCGAAGACGCGGCGGTCGCGGCCGCCGGCCGGGGTTGACGTCGCTGCCGGCGAGGTGCATCCGCTGCTGCACCCTTGGCAGGCCGAGATCGTGCGCTGGTCCGCGGGTGTTGGCAGGGCCGCGGTGTGGGCTGACACCGGCCTCGGGAAGACGCTGATGCAGTTGGAATGGGCGCGTCTGTCGGCGGGCCGGGCGCTGGTCGTTGCGCCGCTGGCGGTGTGTCACCAGACCGTGGGCGAGTCGGCGAAGGTCGGCATGGAGGCGCGGTACCTGCGGGCCGACGACGGCCGGCCGGGGATCGTAGTGACGAACTACGAGATGATCCACCGGTTCGACCCGGGCGCGTTCGGTGCCGTGGCGCTGGACGAGTCGTCGGTGCTCAAGGACGTCACCAGCAAAACCCGGGACCGGCTGATCGCGCAGTTCAAGGACGTGCCGCGCAGGCTCGACTGCTCGGCGACCCCCGCGCCGAACGACGTCGCCGAGCTGTGCAACCACGCGGAGTTCCTCGGCGCGGCAACCCGCCGGGAGATGCTGGCGGCGTACTTCGTGCACGACCAGAACGGGTGGCGGGTCAAGGGCCACGCCCGGCAGCCGATGTACCGGTGGATGGCGAGCTGGGCGCTCGCGATCCGCTCCCCGGCCGACCTGGGGTATCCGGACGGCGGGTACCGGCTGCCCGGCCTGGAGATCGTTCCGCACCTGCTGAAGGTCGACGTTGCGCCCGACGGGCAGCTGTTCGCGACGGGTCTCGGCGGTGTGCGGGGCCGCGCCGCGGTGCGCCGCGCGACCCTGGACGCGCGCTGCGCCCGCGCGGCAGAGCTGGTCGCTGCGGAGCCCGACGAGCCGTGGCTGCTGTGGTGCGGCCTGAACGCCGAGGCTGACCGGCTCGCGGACATCCCGGGCGCGGTGAACGTGCCCGGCTCGTGGTCGCCGGAGCAGAAAGCGGAGGCGTTGCTCGCGTTCACCCGCGGCGAGATCCGGGTGCTGGTCACGAAACCGCAGATCGCCGCGCACGGCCTGAACTGGCAGCACTGCGCCCGCATGGCATTCGTGGGGCTGTCGGACTCCTACGAGCAGTACTACCAGTGCATCCGCCGCTGCTACCGGTACGGCCAGCATCGGGTGGTGCACGCCCACATTGTGCTGTCCGAGCTCGAGTCCGAGATCGCCGCGAACGTCGCCCGTAAAGAAACCGACGCCGCCAGGTCCACAGCGGACCTGGTTGCCGCGATGCGTGGCGCCGGAGCATGGAGGTGTGCCGCCGCATGACGACTGAGGACATCTACATCACGGACGACGCGGCCGGCGATCGGTGGCGGCTGATGCTCGGCGACTCCTGCGAGCGGCTCGGGGAACTGGCCGACGCCAGCGTCGACCTGTCGGTCTGCTCCCCGCCGTTCGCGCAGTTGTACAACTACAGCCCGTCGCCGCGGGACCTGTCCAACTCTGCGAGCCGGGCGGAGTTCCTCGAGCACTACGGCTTCATCATCCGTGAGCAGCTGCGGGTGACCAAGCCGGCCCGGATTGCCGCCGTGCACGTTCAGCAGATCACGTTGCAGAAGGTCCTGCACGGCGTGATCGGCCTCACCGATTTCCGGGGCGAGGTCATCAACGCGTTCGTGGACGCCGGCTGGATCTTTCATGGCGAAACCACCATCGACAAGTGCCCGCAGGCGCAGGCGATCCGCACGAAGTCCCAGAGCCTGCTGTTCGTGACGAAGGACCGCGACTCCAGCGTGCTCCGCCCGGCGCTCGCCGACTACCTGTTGTTCTTCCGCGCCCCGGGCAGCAACGCGGTCCCGGTGAAGACGGACGTGACGAACGAAGAGTGGATCGCGTGGGCGAGGCCGATCTGGCCGGGCGTCGCCGACGACGACGCGGCCGAGGCGATGGAACAGCTCGGCCTGGTCCTGCCGCGGCCGGCCTGGTACGGCATCCGTGAGACGAACACCCTCAACGGCCGGGTCGCGCGGGAGGACGCCGACGAGCGGCACATCTGCCCGCTGCAGCTCGACCTGGTCGAGCGAGTGGTCCGGCTCTATAGCAACGAAGACGAGACGGTGCTGTCGCCGTTCGCCGGTATCGGATCCGAGGTGTACACGGCGGTGAAGCTCGGCCGCCGCGGCATCGGGATCGAGCTGAAGCCGTCCTACTGGCGCACAGCCGTCGACAACCTCCGACGGCTCGAGGCGGAAACGGCCACGGCCCCGCTGTTCGAATTGGACGGAGCCACCTGGCCGGCGCGGCGCGGGGCGACTTCCCCTGGCCCCGCGCCCGCGCGATGACCCAACCAACCGATCCGACGGAGGAGATTCAACGCGATGCTGACCGGCCCAACGCACTATCTCGTCGCTGAGCAGCTCCTCGAGCGTGCCGCCGTCGCTGACACCGAGAACGATCACCCCGATCGCCGGTTGCTGACGATGGAGGCGCAGGCCCACGCGACGCTGGCGCTCGCCGCTGCGACGGCGTGCGCGGGCAGCTCGAGCATGCAGCACGCGGACCGTCAGCAGTGGCTTGGCGCTGTCAGCGCTGTCATGTCGCCGTCGGGCGAGCTCGACTCGCGCCCAGGATTGGGTGGTGGTGACCCGCGGGCGGCCCGGCTGATGCTCGCCGGCCCCGCGGGGGTTCGGCCGACGATCACCGTGCTGTGCGGGTCGACACGGTTCGGGGAGGCGTACCGGGACGCGAATCTGCGGTTGACGCTGGCGGGGCACATCGTGCTCAGCGTCGGCTGTCACATGCGTTCGGATGGTGAGATGTTGCGCGATGAGGCCGTGGTGGCGCGGCTCAAGGCCCGGCTCGACGTGCTGCACCTACGCAAGGTCGACCTGGCTGACGAGGTGCTGGTGCTCAACGTCGGCGGCTACATCGGCGAGTCGACCCGCAGCGAGATCGCCTACGCCGAGGGGCTCGGGAAGCCGGTCCGCTATTTGGAGCCGTTCGTATGAGCGCCCCGCTTCCGATCCCGGCGGATGTGTGGTCGCTTGCCGGATGGGTGGAGCGTGAGGTCGAGGTGGGTCGGGTGGCGCGGCTGGTGCCGGAGCTGCTCGAGCGAGTGGGTGCGGCGTTCGACGCGGCTGGCTCATCTAAGCGGTACAGCGGGGCGTGGCCAGCGACGACGGTGGAGCGGGACACGCTGCGCGCCGAGCTGTTCGGCAAGGCAGTCGACGCGCTCGGGGCACTGGCTGATCTGGATGCGCGCTGGACCGGGGCGCACGCCGCGCCGACCGATCCGTCGGGACCGGTGGACTCCCGTGGTGGGCGCGTGACAACCGACTCCGCGCCCGCCACGGGTCTCAGCCCGGGCCGGCCGGCATGAGCGCGATCACAGTCGGCACCGCGGATCTGCGCAGCGCGTTGCTGGCGGTTGGGCCGCACGCGGCGAAGGACCCGCAGGACGCGACGTTGTATCGGGTGCGGCTCGCGGTCGACGTCGAGAACGTGACCGTCCAGGCGACGAACCGCTACTCGGCAGGATTGGCGCTGGTGTCGATCGAGGAACACGACGGCGAGCTGCTCGACATCGACCTGTCGTGCAAGGACGTCGGCGAGATCCTCGCGTTGTTCAAGGTGGGCAAGAGCTCGGACGGCGAGATCGGCGACACGCTCGAGCTGGCCACCGACGCCGAGCACTTCACGGTGACGGACACGTCCGGGCTCTTCCCGGGAAAGTCGCTGCGGCTGCCCAGGGTTCCGGTCGATGAGAACTTCCCGGACCTGCGCAAGCTGGCGTGGACGAAGCTGACCCGCCAGCACCGCGACCCGGTCGAGCGGCTCGTCACCGCGGGAACACTCATCGCGCTGTTCCGCTCGGCGGCCGAGGCGTACCGCGAGCCCTTAGCGCTCGAGATGACGGGGCAGAACTCGGCGCTGATCGTGTCGTGCGGCGAGTCGTTCCTCGGGTTCCTGTCGCCGAGCCGCACGGCGGCCGAGGCCGACGCGTTGATGGACAGCTGGCGCACGGCATGGCTGATCCGCCTGGAGCCGGACATGGCCGCGGGCCCCGCGCCCGATCGCTCGGCTGGGGCGACCTGATCCGGACCGGCGAGCCGATCCCGGCCTGGAGCCGGCCGGGCCGGTTGCGGCGTCGGTGCGCCGCGGCAACGACCATGGGAAGGAGATCTGCGGTGACTAAGCCACCTGAGGGTTTGCCGGTCTACGGGTTCGAGTCGCTGCTGCGCCTGGCCGGGCTGGCGAACCTGACGATGCTCCGCCGGCACCGCCGCCAGCTCGCCGACGGCCAGCGGCCGGTGGGGTGTTACTGGTCCGGCCACGACTACGTGTCCCTGTACCGGGAGGCCGAGGCGGTGGACATGCCGTCGCTGCCGGCGGGCAGGCAGCGACGCTACGACGCGGCCCGCACCTGCGCCGAATGCGGCGCGCGGGCGCTGGACCCGTTCGAACGCGGTGACGACGGGCAGCGGTACTGCCCGTCGTGCCAGGGGCCGGTCCACCGGCGGCTGTGGGAGCAGGCGCGGGCTGCCGACCGGCCGGTCATCGCCGGGTGGGCGCGTGGGGTCTTCGACGACCCGACCGTGGTCCTGGGCGCGACCCTGCACCGGGGCTACTACCGCGAGGTGTGCGTCGCCGACCTGGCCGGGACGGTGCTGCTGGACGTGAAGGTCCGCTACGTCTCCGACGACGTCATCGACCCCAGGTGGCTCGCCAGACTCACCGAAGAACACCCCGACGCGCTGTCCCCGGCCGACCTGGGTGAGGCGCTCGGCGGGTTCGCCGGCAGGCGGCTGGTCACCTGGTGGCCGACCACCGGCCTGCCGAGGACCGACGACAGCGGCCCGGGCGGCCCGGTGGTGAGCACCGCCGAGGGTGACCACTTCGGCTACTGGTACGACCGGTGGGTCGGCGAGCTGTCCGGCCCCACGTACCGGTACGTGCCGCGCCTGGCCACCCAGTGGCCGCCGGCTGGGCCGCGCGAGCAGGTCGACCGGATGCGGACCCTGCTCACCGAGATGGCTGGTCGTCGACTCCCCGAGGGCGCCCCGCTGGTCGGCGCGGACCGGGTACGGGTCATCGACCGGGGCAGCGGCCATGCGTGATCGATATCGACGCTCGCCGAGCCGCTCGCCGCCCCCGTGTTCGCTGCACCGTCGGAAGGAGGGTCGTTGCCCTGGGCGCGGGTCTCGGACACGGCGGCGATGCACCCGGTGGTGCTGCGCCCCGCAGTGGATGGTGACCCGCGCCTGGTCAACGAAGTGTTCGGGTTCGTCATGCGCTGCGCGATCAGCAGCGCGGCGTACAACACGGACTACTTCGTCGACGAGGGCACGGCCGCCACCTACGCCGGCGTCGCCGACTGGCGCGCGCTCGCCGACGTCGCCGAGCGCGCCGGCTACTGGTCGTCGACGACGGTCGGCGGGCAGCCGGGCTGGCTGATCGTCGCCGACTCCGACTTCGTGCACATCCGGCTCCGCGCGGAGCTGGACTGGGAGCGGCAGCGGGACAAGGACCGCCGCACCCCGGGCCTCGTCGTGCCGGTGCGGCTACGCGACGGCGACGGCTGCCGCTACTGCGGCGTCGTCGTGCAATGGAACGACCGCAAGGGAGGACGCGGAGGGACCTATGATCACCGGCCGCCCGGGCAGGCCGCGACGTCATCTGGGCATCTGGTGGTGTCGTGCCGGGCCTGCAACGCCGGACGTCGGGACGACCCGGCGGCCGACGAGCGGTATCCGCTGCTGCCGGTGCCGGCCGATCCGTACTACAGCAGCACCACGGTGGACCTGCTCGCCAAGCACGGCCACCACGTAACACCGAGCGACCCCGCGCGACCCGGCACCCGGCCGGATCCCGCGCCATCTCCGCGACCCCGCAGCCAGCGGGACCCCGCGCTTCCGCGACCCGCCACCCAGGTGGATCCCGCGCCCCGCGACCCCGCAGCCGGCGGGACCCCGCGCCCCGCAGCGACATCCGCGCGGCCCGCCAGCCGGGCGGATCCCGCGCCGACGGAGCGGCCCGCGAACCCGCGCGCCTCTCCGCACACGCACCGCGACCCCGCACCCGGCGGGCCCCCGCGCACACCGACCCCACCCGCCCGCTCCCGCCCCGCCGATCCACTGGATCCGCCGAATCACCTGACTGGCGGATCACGGATCGCCGGGACGGGACGGGACGGGATCGGGTCGGGAGCCGATCAACAGCATCCCCCTGCTCCGGGGCGCCGTCGGCGTGCCCGCAGAGGGGGAAACCAGCGACCACCTGATCCACACCAATGAAGGGACACCACCGATGCCCTCTCCTGAGCGGGAGCTGCCCGCGCATCCCCCACCGGAGGTTCTCCTGCTCGCCAGGTGGGCGGGCGCCACCGACACGCAGCGGGGCTCGCCGACCTTCCTGGTCGGCTCGGATCCGTTCCTGGCGTTCGAGCGGGCCGCCCGGGCGACGTGGCGGGCCGCGCGGATGATGCTCGACGGCCTTGTCGTGCCGGATCCGCCGGACCTGCCTGAGCTGCGCCGCTGCAGCGCCTGCGCCACCCTGCTGCGGATGGTCCGGTCCGAGGCGACCGGTCGGCTGATGCCGGTGGAAACGACGCCGCACCTTGACGGGATCGTCAAGCTGGTCCCGTCGGAGGCCGGGGTGCGGGCCCGCGTGTTCGGCGGGGTGATCGCAGCGCAGCTCGAGGGCGGCACCCGATACCGGCCGCACTGGGCGGACTGCTCCCACGCGGCGAAGGCTCCGACGTGAGGCGCTGCCTACGCTGCGGCATGGCCGCGTTCGCGATGGTGACGATCGCGGCGCTGGCCGGGCTGGGCGTGTCGACCGTCATCCATCTGTGCGCTTACGAGCTCGACCGGCGGCGGCGCTGTGGCTGATCTCAGGCATCCCGCTGTGCAGGAAATGATGCGCGAGCATGCGCATCGCACCGGGCTCGATGGATGGTCGGCGTGGGCCGACCTGGTGCGTGAGGCCGCCATAGCGGTGGGGGCGCAACGCGCTGTGGCCGCGGCGCGGGAGGCGTCGTTGGATCGCGCGTGGCCGGCGCCGCAGACTCTGCCGGATGAGCTGCCGCGCCTGATCCTCCCGGAGCGGGTGAGTAGCGCGGCGGATGCTCTGCAAACGGTGAGGGAGCTTCGGGGCGTGCTCGTCGAGTCGCTGGAGCCGGGCCGTTCGGCGCCGGCGGGAGGCCGGTACGGCAGCGAGGCCGCGCCGGTCTCGCCGTGGTGCGACGTCTGCGGCGGGCGCCGGTACTGGCGTCGGCTGTCCAGCGATGGCGACGTGTCGGCTCTGCCGCTGGGTCAGGATCCGGCGATGGAACGCCGGCGGCCGTACTGCCCGCGTTGCGACGGCGGCCTCGTGTCCCTGGGCGAGGCGCCGCTGCCGATCGTGGTTTCGGTGCACGACACGATCGTCTACATCGACGCCGCGGTGCTGGCGGTCGAGGGCGCCGCCTGCTCGGCCCTCGGCTTGACTCGGCTCCCCGACGCTGCCGCGCTCTCCGAGCGTATCGACCACATCGAGCGGATCCTTCCCGCGGTCGAACGCGACGAGGTGCTCGCCGACGTCGTGACCCGCGAGCTGATCTCGTGCGCCCGGTCGGCGCGCGGTGTGCTGCGGGATCACGAGCCGATGGTTCGGCTTCCGGGCCGGTGCCCGTGGTGTTCGTCGCAGAGCCTGGTGATGTGGCCCGAGCGTGGGGATACGAACGGGCATCGGCTGGCCGATGGCATGGCGTGGGTCGCGGGCCTGGTCGAGTGCACCTACCGGGACTGCCGCTGTGATGACTACGGCTGCCGCTGTCACCGGCGTCAGGAGGTTCGCGACGGGCGGCGGCCCCAGGCGGCGTATCGCCATGCGTGGACGAACGACCGGTGGGCGTGGCTGAGCCGGCTGGTCGGGATCAACCTTTTCGACGTTGCCCTACAGGGAGACCGGTGACCCCAGGTGATGTAGAACCGATCCGCACCAGCGACGCGGCCGTCCTCGTGCGCCGTGCATCATCAACGATCCGGAACTGGATCAACGCCGGCTGGGTCCGGGTGGTCGGCAAGTCGGGCCGACAGATCCTCGTGGACCGCGGCGACGTGCTCCGGGTGGATGCGGCGCTCGCCGCGGGTGAGCGGCCGGCGCCCATAGCCCAGCCAGACCCGTCGCGATCAGCCCCAGGTCCAGTGATGATCCACATCGTCGTGATGGATCGAGGTGGCCTGTTCGGCGTCTACTACGAAGCACACCTCGCGCACCGCCACGCCCAAAAGATCGAGGGCGTGGTAGTCCAGGCTCCGATCGTCGCCGACTATCGGACGCTGCCGCTGGACGATTCACCGTGATGGTGTTTGCTATCCGGCGGACTGTCGAGGACACTTCCTGCAAGGACGAGTCTGTCCCGACACTGAGCCCCGGCCAACCGCCGGGGCTTTCGCATGCACAGGACTCCCATGAGGGCGGCCGCCGGGCGCGAGCCAGGTCAGGGGATGCGGCGACGGGGTGACTGCCGCGGTAAGCGCCGCCCGCCCACCGATGAGTAGTACCCGCCCGGGCCGATTCCCCGTCCGGCCCGGGCGGGCCTTCCCCTGGCAGATCGGATTTGGCGGATGCCTACCCGCGCGCCGAAGCGGTGCACTACACCGGGCTGCGATGGGCAGGCGAGGCCTGGCTACGGTGGAGGTAAGTGTGCTGGCTGTGCGGGCCGAACACGCAGGCAGCTCGATCAGCGTCGTGGGTCTGCGGCGGCGCGCGGATACGATGCGCGGTGGCAGGAGACGCGGGCCGCGTTCCTCGCCGTCCATGACCGATGTGAATGCGATCGCTGTATGCGTTTACCCGAGGATAGGCGCCCAGCTTCTGATACGGTTGATCACCGCGATGGACGCGGACCGCGTGGCCCTCGTGGGCATGATTGGTCCAATCTTCGGGCAATGACTCGTCGGCACCATTCGCGCCGGACGGCCAAAGATCAGCCTGGCGGCTGGAATCGGAGCCGGGGGGCGGGTCGAATCTCTGGCACCTGACGGCCCTATGACCGCCTTCCCAAGTCCGCTTTCTCACTGACAGGTTTCGATAATTGCCGTATCGGAACGGGGCATGCGGAAAGGTCGGGTGAATGGAGTGGGTAAGCGCGGACCGGCTTCGAAGCCCACAGCACTCCGCATTCTCCATGGCGATCGCGCCGACCGGATCAATGACAACGAGCCGACACCGGGCCGCACCGATGTGGAGCCTCCGGATTGGCTGGCCGGGCCGGCGCTCGAGGTGTGGCAGGAGTACGCGCCGGACCTGAAGCGCCAGGGCGTGCTCACCGCGTGGGACGTCGAGGCGTTCGGCTGCTGGTGCGACGCGGTGGCCCGCCGCCGCGCGGCGGCGGCCGCGCTGGACGCCGAGGGCGAGGTCGTGGACCTGGCGGTGTTCGGCAAGAACGGCGAGCTGACCGGCCACCGGCGCAGCCGGAACCCCTGGTTGCTGGTGCTGAATCAGGCAGATGCGCAGGTGCAGCGGTACGGGGCGCGGTTCGGGCTGACGCCGTCGGATCGCGCGCAGCTCAGCGGTGGGGACGGGCGTAGTGACCCGACGGAAGATCTCCTCACCAGCTGAGTTCGTCCCGGATCATCACAAGCGCTGGCGGCCGCGCAACCGGCGCGGGCCGGTGTGCGGCTACACCTTCCGGGACAAGACTTGTGGGCGCCGAGCCGCGCATTACTGTGAACCGCGCGCTGACCGGGCGGTGCGTTTCCCGGCGGAGCTGTTGCGCCACATCAAGGGCCCGTACCGGCGGAAGCCTTTTGAGCTGCGGCCGTGGCAGGAACACGAGATTGTCCGGCCGCTGTTCGGCGAGGTCATCTGGTCAACCGAGTGGGGCCGTTATGTGCGCCGATACCGGCGGGCGTTCATTATCGTGGCCCGTAAGAACGGCAAGAGCGAATTGGCGGCGGCGATTCAGCTGATGTTGTTCATCGGCGACGATGAGGAAGCCGCCGAGGTGTACAACGCGGCGAAGGACACCAAGCAGGCGGAGAAGGTGTTCGGGCCGGCGCTGCGAATGGTTCAGCTGTCTCCGGTGCTTTCTCGGCGGCTGAAGTATTTCAAGAACGAGCGGCGACTCGTCGATGAGAAGTCGAGCAGCATTTACGAGGTCATCACCGCTGACGCCAAGGGCGAGCTGGGGCACAATCCGCACGGGTTCAACCTCGACGAGGTGCTCTCGCAGCCGGACGGTTCGCTGTGGGAAGCGATGGACACCGCCGACGGCGCGCGTGAGCAGGAGCTGCTGTTCGCCACGTCGACAGAGACTGACGAGCCGGTGTCCTTCGGCGCGAACCTGATCGATGAGGCGGAGAAGATCCAGGAGAACCCCGCCCGCGCCCCGCACGTTTTCACGTTCGTCCGGAAGATCCCGAGGACGCAGGATGAGCTCGATCGGCTGCGCCGGGTGTTCCGCGGGCATCCGCATCTTCCGGTGAGCACCGACGTCTACGACGAGCGGAACTGGAAATGGGCGAACCCGGCGCTGGACGAGTTCAAGTCGCGGGACGCGTTGCGTCGCCACGCGTTGGCCGCGGCCGGCAATCCGGCCCGGGACAAGGCGTTCCGGCAGTTCCAGGGCAACCAGCGCGTCCAGTCGCTGTTCCGGTACATCGCGCTGGACCTGTGGGACGCCAACGCCGGCGAGATCGCGCTCACGCCGGACTGGCTGACGCCGCTGCTCGCGGGCCGACGGTGCTGGGGTGGCCTGGACCTGTCCAGCAAGCTCGACCTGACGGCCTGGTGTCTGCTGTTCGCCGACGGTTGGGTGCGTTGGCGGTTCTGGGTGCCGGAGGCCGTGGTCCCGCAGCTCGACGAGCACACCGATGGCCAGTTCAGCGCATGGTGTCAGGCCGGCTGGATCACCAGGACCGAGGGCGACACGATCGACTACGACGTGATCTACCGCGACATCCAGGCCGACAGCGATCAGTTCGCGATCGTGAACGCCACCTACGACAAGTGGTGCGGCGAGCCGGTGCGGCAGGAGATCGTGAAGCGGACCGGGCTGGAGATGTTCGAGTCGGGCACGACGTACGAGCGGATGACGCCGCCGATGAAGGAGTTCATGCGGCTGTTGAAGGGCCGCGAGCTCCGCCACGGTGGCAACCCGGTCGCGCGGTGGAACGCGGAGCACCTCAACGCGAAATCGCCGTCGGATGACCCGGACCGGATCCGGCCGGTGAAACCCGACCGGGACAAGGCCGGCAAGCGGATCGACGGCATGCCGGCGCTGTTCTTCGCGATCGACTCCCGGATGCGCGGCGTGCCGCCGCCCAGCGTCTACGAGCAGCGCGGCCTGACCGTCATCTGAGAGAGGCAGAGCATCGCATGGGGTCGAAAGCCTACGGCCTGATCCGGATCGGCGGCCCGATGCGGGTGTTCGCGGCGGAGCTTCTGGACTGGGTGACTCGCCGGGACGTCGACCGGTGGGACTGGACGTGCGTGATCGGCCTGGTCCTGTTCGGGGCGGGCCTGTGGCGCTGGTTCCACCTGGGTGTGGCCCTCACCGTGGTCGGCGGCCTGGTCCTGCTGCTCGGCGTCGCGGGCGCCCGCGGCGAGGAGCTCGCCACGCGCAAACCGAAGGGTGGCTGACGTGGGATTCATCCGTTCGGTGGCGCGCGGCACCATCAACGGATCTTCGGGGATCGCCACGCCGGAGAAGTGGGTCGAGGACTGGTTCCGCGGCGGCCCCGAAACCCCGTCCGGGGTGTGGGTCGATGAGGAGACGGCTCTGCACTACGCGCCGTTCTTCGCCGGCGTGCGGGTCATCTCCGAGGACGTCGGCGCGCTGCCGCTGCCGCTGTATGAGCGGCTCGAGCGGGGCAAGCGCCGCGCGACCGACCATCCGCTGTACTGGGTGCTGCATACCCAGCCGAACGACCTGATGACCAGTGTCGCGCTGCGGGAAACGATGCAGGGGCATGCGCTGGGCTGGGGCACCGGCTACGCGAACGTGGTGCGCAACGGCGCCGGCGACGTCGAGGAGCTGTGGCCGCTGCGCCCGGACCGCATCAAGCCCCAGCTGACCCGCACCGGGCCGGGGAAGCTGCGGCTGCTGTACCAGTACCGCGACGAGGTCAACGGGATCCGGGCGACGCTGTTCCCGGATGAGGTGCTTTCCGTCGGGGGCCTCGGCTACGACGGCATCCGTGGCTACTCGGTGGTCGCGATGGCACGCAACTCGATCGGGCTGGGCCTGGCGACTGAGCACTACGGCGGCGCGTTCTTCGGGAACGGTTCTCGCCCGGGCGGCGTGCTCGAGCATCCTGGCACCGTCTCGGACCTGGCGCGCAAGCGGATCAAGGCCGACTGGGAGGGCCTCCACAAGGGCCTGGACCGCGCCCAGCGCGTCGCGATCCTCGAAGAGGGCGTGAAGTGGCACCAGACCGGTATCCCCCCGGAGGACGCCCAGTTCCTGGAGACCCGCAAGCTTCAGGTCACGGAGATGGCCCGGTGGCTGCGGCTGCCGCCACACAAGATCGGCGACCTCGAGCGCGCCACGTTCTCCAACATCGAGAGCCAGCAGCTGGACTACGTCTCCACGGCGCTGATGATCTGGCTGGTGCGCTGGGAACAGGCCATCATCACGCGCCTGCTGACCCCGCCTGAGCGGCGCGTGTTCTTCGCCGAACACGTCGTCGACGGGCTGCTCCGCGGCGACACGATGTCGCGCTACCAGGCGTACGCGATCGGCCGGAACTGGGGCTGGCTCTCTGCTGACGATGTGCGGGCGAAGGAGAACATGAATCCGTTGCCGGACGGCCAGGGCGAGATCTACCTGGTGCCGATGAACACGGTGCCGGCCGCCGCGGTGACCGGCACCGATGGTCCGCCGCCGCAGCAGGAGTTCAGCGCATGACGGGCCGGGAGGAACACGCCGACGGCCGAGCGGCGGAGAAGTGCGCGGACTGCGTCGCCATCGCCAACGGCGAGTTCTCCGCGGTCGATGCGGCGGAGCACGCGGCCCGGCACCGCCGGCAGCAGGCGGCGTCGCCGCGGGACCGGCAGATCGAAGAGCCGAGGAGGGACAGATGAGCACGCGTCGGCGCGGCTACGCCCGGGCCTACATCGACCGGGACGCCACCAGCGACGACGGTCCGCTCCGGTTCGTCGCCGCCACGGAGGGCGAGAAGGGCGACGGCATCGACCTGCGGATGTCCGGCGCCCGGCTCGAGCGGTACCGGTCGAACCCGATCGTGGGCTACGGGCATCGGTACTTCGGCCGGGAGTCGTTGCCGATCGGCAAGTCCGACAGCACAACCGTCGACGGCAATCGGCTGCTGATGGATGTGACGTTCGACCGCAAGGACGAGTTCGCGAAGACGGTCGATCGCAAGTACCGCGACGGCTACCTGAACGCTGTGAGTATCGGCTTCGATGTGCTGACGTGGGAGGACCCGAAGTCGAGTTACTGGACCGGCGGGGTCGCCACCGAATGGGAGCTGTTCGAGCTGTCGGCGGTGCCCCTGCCGATGGACGCTGACGCCGTGGTGGAGTCCGGCCGCGCGTTCGACGATCAGCTGCTCGACACGCTCCGTGCCCAGCTCGACCGCATGGAACCCGGCGAGCTTGCCGGGCTGCTCCGCAAGCTGGCCGAGTCCGTCGATGCCCATGGCTCGAGGCGCACGGCTGATCCGGCGCAAGCGCCGGCCGTACCCGCATCGCGGCTCGTGGTGGCGCAGCGACGGCTGCGCCTGGCCACGCTCGGCACCTGAATCATCCTCTCGGACGTCCAACCCTGACGAGATCCTCGACCGGTCTCGTGTTGGCGGCTGCCCGTTGTGCATCCACACAGAAGGAAAGGAACAGGGCGTGGACATCAACGCCACGAAGCAGGAGCGCGCGAAGCTCGCCAAGCAGGCCCGCGGCATCCTCGACGCCGCCCAGGCGGCCGGCCGTGACATCACCAGCGAGGAAGGAGCCGAGTTCGACCGGCTCATGGATCGGGCGGACACGCTCGAGAAGGACATCAAGCGGGAGGAGCGGGCCCGCGAACACGAACGGCAGGTCGCCGACAACGACTCTGGCCGCGGCGACGATGAGCCGAACGGCCCGGGCCGAACGGACGAGCAGAAGGCGCGGGAGGCGTTCCGCCGCTACATCCGCGACGGTCGCGCCGCGTTGACCGAGGCGGAGACGCGGGCGCTGAACATGGGTTCGGATCCCGAGGGCGGGTTCCTAGTCGCTCCGCAGCAGTTCGTGCAGGAACTGATCAAGGCCCTCGACGACGCGGTGCCGCTGCGGCCGCTCGCAACGACGATGACCCTGACGACGGGCGAGTCGCTCGGCGTGCCGGCGCTGGACACGGACCTGAACGACGCCGACTGGACCAGCGAGGTCGCCACCGGCGCCCAGGACGACGCGATGCGGTTCGGGAAGCGGGAACTGCGGCCGCATCCGCTGGCGAAGCGGGTGAAGGTGTCCCGCACGCTGCTGCGGCGGGCGACGATGGACCCGGAGGACATCGTCCGGGACCGGCTGAAGTACAAGTTCGCCGTCACGCAGGAGAAGGCGTTCATGACCGGCGACGGCAACGAGAAGCCCCTCGGTGTCTTCACCGCCAGCACGCAGGGCATCTCCACGGGCCGCGACGTCACGTTCGGCGCGACCGGCGCGATTCCGCTGACCGCGGCGAGCGCGGACCAGCTGATCGACGCGAAGTACACCCTGAAGGCGGCGTACTGGCCGCGGTCGCGGTGGCTGTTCCACCGCGATCTGGTTCGGACGATCCGCAAGTTCAAGGACTCGCAGAACCAGTACCTGTGGCAGCCGGGCATGGCCTCGGATCGACCGGACACCATCCTCGACCTGCCGTTCCTGGTGTCGGAGTTCGCCCCGAACACGGTCAGCGCCAACCAGTACGTCGGGATGCTCGCCGACTGGTCCTTCTACTGGATCGCCGACGCCCTGGACATGGAGATCCAGCGGCTGGTGGAGCTGTATGCGGAAACGAACCAGGTCGGCTTCATCGCGCGGCAGGAGACCGACGCCATGCCGGTGCTGGAGGAGGCTTTCGTCCGGCTGAAGGTCCCGGCCTGATCACGACTCGGCTCACGCCACAGGAGAGGACAGCCCAGCAATGAGCACGGATCTGAAGAACAGCATCGCGGTCGCGTCGTCGCTGCGTCCGGCCTCACGCACCGCTGCCGTGAACGGCACCGGCGTGGACCGGGCCGGCTTCGAGGCCTCGGTCGTCATCCTGGACCTCGGCGCGATCGGCGGCACCACCCCGTCGTTCACGTTCGAGGTTCAGGAGTCGACGGACAACTCGGTGTTCACGGCTGTGGCCGCGGCCGATCTCGACGGCGGGCAGCCGGCGGCGTTCACCACCGGCGACTCGGTCACCGAGATCGGCTACCGCGGCGTGAAGCGGTATCTGCGGGTGGCGATCACCGCCGTGTCCGGTACGACTCCGACGCTACTGTGCTCGGCCACAGTCGTCCGCGGCAAGGCCCGCAAGCTGCCCGTCTGACCGATGCCTCCCCGGTGAGCGACGTCGAGCCGATCGACATCGGTCACGGCGTCGTCATCGAGCTCACCGGGTGGTACGGACATGACGGCGTCTACGGCCTGCGGGAGTCCCACGATCGGCCGGACGGCGCCGGTCGCTGTGAGGGCGGGCTGATGTTCGACCTGCCGGGTGTTCGCGAGGCGTTCCCCGGCCGCGATCTGTGGACCGTCGAGTCGTGGGAGCCGCTGACGTTGTCCCCGTCGCTGCTGTGCTCGGTCTGCGGCCACCACGGCTTCATCCGTAACGGCACCTGGGTGCCGGCATGAATACAGAGAAGGGACGCACGTCGCTATGCGCGTGATCATGAAGACTCGCTACGCCACTCCGGAGTTCAGCGCCGAGCCGGGGCAGACGCTGGACCTGCCGCGCGAGGAGGCTCTGTACCTGGTGGACACCCGGCAGGCGGTGTTGGAGAACGAGGATCCGGCGACCGGCGGGACACGTAAGCGGCGCCCCCGACGTAGCAGCCCGGCGGAGCCCGGCGGTGGCGCCGAGGGCGAGACCGGCGGCGCCGACGGCGCGGGTGACCCTGACGGGTCCTGATGACGATCGACGTCGGCGACGTCTACCGCGCCACCCACGACTGCGTCGACGCCGCCGGCGCCCTGGCCAACGCGGCCACCGTCACGCTGACCGTCACTCTGCCCGACCAGACCACGACGTCCCCCGCGGTCACGAACCCGCCGGCGCAGACCGGGAAGTACCTCGTCGACGTCGCCATGTCGCAGGAGGGCCTGTACAAGTTCGACTGGGTGACGACGGCGCCGGCAACCAGGGGTGTGTACTGGGAAGAGGCGCGGCTTCTCCGCAGCATGCTGTCCCTGACCACCGGCAAGAACCACCTGAACATTCCTCTGTCGACGACGACGGACGACGAGGAGCTGCGTTTCTATCTCGAGGTCGTGACGGAGATCGTGGAGTCGTTCGTCGGCGCCTGCGTCACCGCTTCGGTCACCGAGGAGATCAGCGCCGGCACCGACATCCTGGTGCTGTCCCGCCTCCCGGTGCTGTCGGTGGCGTCGGTGGCGTCGGTGTGGACCGGGGGGGCGTCGTACGCGACCGCCGACCTGAAGGTCGACAAGGAGGCGGGCCTGCTGCGCCGCGCGCTCAGGGGCGCGCATTTCAGCGACGGCCCGTGGACCGCCACCTACACCGTCGGCCGGGTCAGGATGCCCGCGAAGTTCGTGCAGGCCGCGAAGGAGATGCTGCGGCACCTGTGGGACACCCAGCGCGGCGGTGAGGAGCCGGGCCCGGTGACGGGTGACGACGATGAGCCGTACGTGCACCGGGCGACGGGCTACTCGATCCCGCGGCGGGTGATCGAGCTGCTGGAGAAGGACCAGGTGCCGAGGAGGTCGGGCTAGTGCCCAGCGCGCAGACCTCGGCGATCCCGGCGACGATCGATGCGCTGGTGGCGCTGCTGCGGGCGGCGCCGGCGCTCGCCGGGGTGACGGTGGTCGATGGCAAGCGGGCGGGCACCGCCAGTTCCGACAAGGACCGGTTGTTCATCGGGGCCAGCCCCGATGATGAGCCGGCCGTGACCGGGACGCAGGACTGGGCCGGTTCACCAGGCCAGGAACGGGACGAGACGTTCGATGTGATGTGCGCGGCGGAGTCGTGGACCGGGGACACCGACGTCAAGGCCCGTCGGGACCGGGCGTTCGCGATCGTCGCCGCCGTCGAGCAGCTGCTGCGCCCGGGCGCGACGGGTTCGAACTTCTCGCTGGGCGTGGCGACTCTGCTGTGGGCGCACGTCTCCGGGTCGATAGGCCTGTCGTATCAGCAGACCAAACGCGGAGTGGTTGCCCAGGTGCGGTTCATGGTTCGGGTCCGCGCACGACTCGATCTGATCTGAGAGGACGAAGGACGTGGGCCGGTTCCGCAACACGCTGGGTGAGCCGCGGCAGTTGCCGTGGCTGGGTGCCACGGTCGTCGAGGACGAGATCTTCATCGTCCCCGACGACCACGACGAGGCCTACGAGGCGGCCGGATTCGAACCGGTGGAGCAGGCACCGCGGCGTGCCCGGAAGGGTGATCTCTGATGACTGTCGGGTCGGGTGTTGGCGCGCAGATCGGGTTCGTGTCGGAGACCACGTACGGCACCTATTTGGCGCCGACGCGGTTCCTGCGGTTCCTGCAGGAGTCCCTCGACGACGCGCAGAAGGTGGAGCAGGCGAAGGGCCTGGCCGCGGGGCAGCTCCTCGAGCACAGCGACATGTACGCGATCACCACGAAGGGCGCCGGCGGCGACATCGAGTTCGAGGTGAAGAACCGCTGGATGGGGCACCTGCTGCAGGGCCTGATGGGCACGACGGTGACGCCGGTGCAGCAGGGCGCCACGGCGGCGTATCTGCAGACCCACGCGCTGGTCGACAATGCCGGGAAGTTCCTCACCCTTCAGAAGGGCGTGCCGGATCTGACGGGCACCGCCCGCCCGTACACGTATCTGGGCTGCAAGGTCACCTCGGCGGAGTTCGAGTGCGGCATCGGCGAGCTGCTCAAGGCGAAGTTCACCTTCGACTCCCGCGATGTGTCCGAGGCGCAGTCGCTGGTCGCGGCGACCTTCCCGACGAACCTCGCGCCGTTCCACTTCGCGCAGATGGGCTTCAAGCTGGGCGCTACGCCCGGCACGGAGGCCGCGGTCAGCGGCGTGCGGAAGGTGCAGCTGAAGATCGAGCGCGGCGTCGCCGACGACCTGTACTACGCGAACGCCGCGGGCCTGAAGGACGAGCCGGTCGCGAACGAGCGGGTGAAGATCAGCGGCACGATCGAGACCGACTACAAGGACAAGACGGTGTTCGCCGACCGGGCCCGCTCCCAGGTGCATCCGGCGCTGATCTGGGAGTTCATCGGACCACTGATCGAGACCCCGCACACGGAGCGGCTGACGTTCAAGCTGCCGGTGACCCGGCTCGAACCGAAGTCGCCGACGGTGGGCGGGCCCGAGGTGATCCGGCCCTCGTTCAACTTCGTCGTGCTGACCGACGGCACGAACAATCCGTCGATCGAGTACATGTCCAGGGACACGACGCTCTGATGCTGGACGTCGATCTGCTCCCGTCGGCCGGCGCGGACCGGCTGGAGCAGGTGATCAGAGCGATGCGCGACGCCGGCCACGGCGATCTGCGCCGCGAGACGCTCCGGGCGATCCGCACGGAGTCCAAGCCGATCATCGAGGCGCTGCGGGCCGCGGTGATGGGGATCGACTCGCGCGGCGTGGGCGGATCGCGGCGCCGTTCGGGCGCGCGCCGGCGGGCCGCGCACACGGTGGCCCGGCAGCGTCGCCGCAACGTGGCCCGGGCGGTGGCCGGCGCTGGGCTGCGCTCGACGATCAGGCGCGCGATCACGCTGAAGATCCGCACGTCGGGTCGCAACACCGGTGTGTCGATCGTGATCGACCACAGGAAGCTGCCGGACAGCCAGAGGAGCCTGCCCCGGCATCTGGATGATCCGCGCGGGTGGCGGCATCCGGTGTTCGGCACCGACACGTGGGTCACGCAGTACGGCGAGCCGTGGTGGGACGCCACGATCCGCGAACACGTGGACGATGTGCGCCGCGGCATCGTCCGGGCCGTCGACCGGGTGTTCGCGAAGATGCAGTGAGGGAGCCCGCGTGTATCTGAGCTACCGCCCGGACGGCGGCGAGCCGCACCGGTGGAGTCTCGACTTCGGGAAGTTCCTCGACGTTGAGGCCGCCGCGATCGAGCGGGTCCTCGACATGCCGTGGGACGAGGCGATCAAGCGGCTGGTGAACGGATGGTTCGAGCCCCGCAAGGCGTTCGTGTGGATCCTGCTCAAACGCGAACAGCCGACGCTGCGCTACGGCCAGATGAAACTGCGGGTCGACCAGATCGAGGGCGGCTTCGACGACGAGGAGATCGACGACCTGGTCCGCACCGTGCGCACCAGTCCGCAGCGTTTCGCCGACATCACCGACGACGAGCGCGCACAGCTGTGCGAGGTGCTCGGCTGGACGGAGGACCAGTTCGACGCCGAGCTCGGCGCGGGAGTCGACTCGGAGCCCGGGGACCCAAAAGCACCGGAGACCACCCCGACCATCCCACTGTCCGGCGGCGAACCCGCCGCGCCTACTACCTGACGTACTACGCGGAGTTCTTCTCGCTCCACCCGTGGGACCTCGACCGCTTGACGGTGCAGGAGATGGACCGCTACACCGAGCGACTCGAGCGCAAGCTCAAGGACGGCTGCCGCTGCCGCGGCTGATCACCGATCCCGGGGGGTGAGCGGCCGTGACGACGATGGCGTGGAACCTGCTGGTGAGGGACCAGGGCGCTTCCCGGACGTTCGATCACGTCAGTGACCGCGCTGATCATCTGCACAACCGGATGAGCCGGTTCTCCGCCGGCGCCGGGGTGGCGATGCGCCGCGGCGGCGCGGCGATCGCCGCGTTCGGCCGGGTCGCCGGCAGCGGGATGGCCGCGGTGGGTGCCGCCGCGGTCGCTTCGGGCGCGATCGTCGGGAAGAGCCTGTTCAACACGGCGGTGTCGGTCGAGGCGATGGGCAACAAGTCGAGGCTGGTGTTCGGGCAGTCGGAACGGATCGTGTCGGCGTGGGCGGGCCGCACCGCGGAGAAGCTGGGCCTGACCCGCACCCAGGCCAAGGCGATGGCGTCCTCGTTCGGCGACATCCTGACCCCGATGGGTTTCACCCAGCGGTCCGCGGCGGGCCTCTCGACTCAGCTGTCCGACATGGTCGGTGCGTTCGTGCAGTGGAGCAACGGAACCGCGGACGCCTCCAATGTGGCCGACGCGTTCGCCGACGCGCTGACCGGCGACTTCGAGTCCCTGAAGCAGTACGGCGTCGTGCTCGATCAGGACCGTGTGCAGGCGCTGATGGCCGCGAAGGGCCTGGGGCATCTGACCGGCGCGGCCCGGTCGCAGGCCGAGGCGCAGGTGGCGCTCGCCGAGATCATGCGCCAGTCGAAGACGGCGATGCAGTCCTTCGAGGGCGGCGCGAACAAGCTGGGGCTGGCCAAGCAGCGCCTGAAGGCCCGCTTCGGTGAGCTGAAGGAGTCGCTGGCGACGTCGTTGATCCCGTCGTTCGAGCGTGGCACGACGTGGCTGGCCGATCGGCTGACGCCGGCGGCGGGCCGGTTGAGCGCGTGGGTGAAGACCGAGGGTGTGCCGGCGTTCCGGTCCTTCGCCGGCTTCGTCAATCAGCAGCTGGTGCCGCGGGTGAAGGAGCTGTGGCACCTGTTCGAGTCCAAGGGTCTGCCGGTGCTGCGCCGGGTCACGAAGGACGCCCTGGGTGGTCTGATGAGCGCGTTCCGCGACGTGCGGGCCGCGGTCGAGCGGAACCGGCCGACGATCGAGCAGCTGTGGGCCGCCTACAAGAAGTTCGCCGACTTCATGATCACGAAGGTGTGGCCGCTGCTGGGGCCGATCCTGCACGGCGTGTTCCGCACCCTCGGCTTCGTGATCTCCACCTCGATCCAGCAGGTGTCCAACCTGGTGCGGATCTGGAACATCTACTACGCGACGACCCGCACGGTGCTGGCCGCGGTGGTCCGCTACTTCATGTCCTATGTGGGCAGCATCGTCACCGGCGCGGCCAAGGCGTTCGCCTGGGTGCCGGGGCTGGGTCCGAAGCTCGCGACGGCCGCGCAGAAATTCGGCGAGTTCCGCGACCGCACGAACCGGGCACTGTCCGGGATCAGCGACCGGAACGTGAACGTCGGGCTGAAGGTCAACCTGCGGTTCGGGTCGGCGGACGCCGCGGAGGCCTGGAGGATGCGGGGCCACGGCGGCGACGTGACGATCGGCGCGCCGCCGGCCAGCGCCGGCCCGGGCGGCTGGCCGCTGCCGGCCGGGTTCCGGCACATCACGAGCCCGTTCGGGGCGCGCCGCGGCCGCGGCATCCACCGCGGCACGGACATCGCCGCGCCGACCGGAACCCCGGTGTACGCGACCCTGTCCGGCCGGGTGATCCAGGCCGGGTGGGCGGGGTCGGCGGGCAACATGGTCTCCATCGCTGCCGGCAACATGGTGCACCGCTTCATGCACCTGTCGCGGGTGCTGGCCCGGGCCGGCTCCACTGTGGGGGCGCGGCAGCAGATCGGCGCGGTGGGCTCCACCGGGCAGTCGACGGGCCCGCACCTGCACTGGCAGGTGGAGCGCGGCGGCTTCGCGATCAACCCGATGGGCCGGCGGGCGCTCGGCGGGCCGGCGCACGCGCACCGCTCCTACCTTCTCGGCGAGTGGGGTGAGCCGGAGATCCTCACGATGGGCGCCCGCTCGGGGCACCTGACGCCGATCTCGAAGCTCGGCCAGCCGGCCGCCGCACCCGTCATGGCCTCGTCGCCGGCCGACGACGGCCGGCCGATCATCGTGCAGCTGATCCTCGACGGCAAGGCGATCCACCAGTCGATGCTCAGGCTCAAGACTGCCCGCGGCGGCGCGGCCCTCGGATTGGACTGAGGCGTGCTGACGTCGACGAGCGTGCGGGTCGCGTTCGCCAGCCAGCCACTGTCGACCAGCCCGGTGTGGACGGACATCACGTCCAGGGTGCTGCTCGGCAAGGGCGTCCGCATCACCCGGGGCCGTAACGACGAGTTCGTCCGCGCGGAGCCCGGCTCCGCGGAGCTGTGGCTGAACAACACCGGCGGCGAGTTCACCTCCACGAACGCCGCCTCGCCCTACTTCCCGAACGTCCGGAAGAACCGGCTCATCCAGATCCGCCAGCACGTCACGGCGAAGAACTGGGTCGACACCGCCTCGTCGAGCTTCGAGACGTCGCTCGGCTCGTGGGTGACCGGCGGGTCGGTGCCGCCGACCCTGGTCCGGGAGCAGCTGCATCCGCAGGACGGCACCTGGGCGATGCGCATCGACTGGGGCGTCGGCGGGGTGCTGCCGCTCGCCGACGTGCCGGTGCTGGGGCTGCAGAAGGGCCTGACGTACACGGCCTCGGCGTACGTCTGGGTGCCGACCGGCTCGCCCGCGGTGCTGCTCGTCATCGCCGGTGTCCAGCTCGGTGGGGCGTCGACCCAGTTCGACACGCTGCAGCGGATCACGGTGACGTTCGTCGCGACCGGCAACGAGCACCACATCCAGGTGTGGCCGAACAGTGTGCCCTCCGACGCGGGCCGCAAGGTGTGGGTGGATGCGGTGCAGCTCGAGGACGGCGCCTCGGCGACGACGTACGACCCGGCCGGCCGCGACGACTACGACCGCTACACCGGGCACGTGAACGGCTGGCCGGTGGCGTGGCCGGGTGGCGGCCGCTACACCGAGGCGCGGATCACCGCGACCGACCGGTTCAAGCTGCTGAGCCGCCGCCGCGACCTGCGCTCGTTCGTCGAGGAGGAGGTGCTCGAGGAGAGCCTCCTGTGGGCGTATTGGCCGTTGGGTGAGCCGGATGGTGTGACCAGCGCCGGCGACGTCACAGGCCGTTCCGTGCAGTCGCTGCGGCAGCAGCAGACCGGCGCCGGCGGCACGATCGCCTGGGCCACCGGTGTGGGCCCGGGCACCGACGGGCTGGGGGCGCCGGATTTCGCGCCGGCCAGCTCGACCGCGGGGAAGTGGCTCAAGGCCACCGGTCTCGATCCGATCGGGCTCGGCAACCAGGTCAGCGTCGAGGCGTGGCTGAAGGTCGATGTGAACCAGCGGCCGATGATCGAGCTGACCGACGGCGGCACCTACTTCTTCCGGCTGGACACCGACGCCTCCGGCAAGCTGCGGATCTCCGCGATCCGGGAGGGCGTCACCCAGGGCACCTCGACCGCGAGCGGCCTGGCGGCCCTCACCGACGGAAACACCCATCACGTCGCGGTGACCGTGAACGCGGACACCTCGGCGCTCGTCGCCTACGTCGACGGCAGCTCGGCGAGCCTGACCTGGATCAACGAGTGGAACCAGTTCGTGAAGCACGTCCAGGTCGCCGGCAACACCGTCAACGTGTACGACGGGGTGATCGCGCACGTCGCGGTGTACCGGAAGGTGCTGTCCTCGGGCAGCGTCACCGCGCACCGCGACGTCGGGCTGGCCGCCGGAACCTGGGCCAGCGAGTCAAGCGGCAACCGGTTCCTGCGCCTGGCCGGCTACGCGGGCCTGGCCGGGCTCGCCACGGTCCAGGGCACGTCGCTGAGCAACATCTCGGGGCAGGCCGAGGGCGGCAAGGACTGGATGACGACGATGCGGGACGTCGAGGACACCGAGTCGGGCCTGTTCCTCATCAGCCGCTCCGGCAACCCGGTGTTCCAGACCCGCCAGTTCCGCTACAACGCGACCTCGGCGTGGAGTGTCGCCGCGACCCGGATCAGCCCGGATTCGGAGTTCGTCGACGACGATCAGAAGCTCGTCAACTCGGTGGGTGCGCGCCGGCCGGACGGCGTGGAGCAGTGGGTCCGTAACCAGTCGAGCTATGACGAGCACGGCGCCTACGAGAAACGCATCGACGGCCTGTGGACGACCGATGATGAGGCGATCAACGCCGGCCAGTGGCTGACCCAACGCTACGGGGATCCGGGCCCGCGGATGAATCGGCTCGCGATCGAGAACATCAACACGTTGAGCAACTACAAGGCGATTCTGGCGTCGGACATCTCGAGCCTGTTCACCGTGACTGGGCTGCCTTCGACTGCGCCTTCGGCGGCGCCGGTGCTTTTCGTCGAGGGGTACACCGAGGTGCTCGGCGTCAATAAGCACGATATCGAGATCAACACGAGTCCGAACCTGGACACGGTGTGGCAGCTCGATTCCTCGGTCTATTCGGTCCTCGGGTCGACGACCCGGCTCGCCTACTGACGTGACGCGAGGAGGAGGGGAGAGTGTCGATGGTTGAGCTGCGGCCCGCCCGCCGCGTTGTGCGCGCCGAGGACTTCTACTCCCGTCCTCACATGCCCGCCGACATGCCGGTCGCCGAGCGGGTCCTCGACTACTGGGAGCGGCACAACCGGGTGCAGCTGCCGCGGCCCGACCAGACCGATGTGCTGCGCCCGGTCCTCGCCTACGTCAACCACGGCCGGTGGGTCGCTGACTGCGACTGCAACTCCGCGCAGGTCGTCTCGCCGGCCGACCCGCGGTTCCTGTGCCCGGAGTGCGTCAACGCCGTTTCGGGCGGCCGGTGGCGCCCGGTGCTGTTCCCGGCCGACCCTGCCGAGATCGAGGCGACGTTCGATGAGGCGACGCCGGACCGGCAGATCAACTGGCACCCGGATCCCAATAATCTGGTGTTCAACGACAGGGCGCCCTGATGGCGGCACCGAAGACGTGGACCGTCGGCGAGATCGTCACCGCGTCGATGGGAAACACGGAATGGCGCGATCAGCTCAATGCTTTGCGTCTCCCGCCGGTGGGCGTGTTCCGCCGCACCACGAACCAGTCGATCAACGATACTGCGTTCACGGCGATCAGCTGGGACGCCGAGGACAAGGATTCCCACAACGGGCACGACGGTGCGACCAACCCGAGCCGCTACACCGTCCAAGAGGCCGGCTGGTACGAGTGCTTCGCGACGATGCAGTGGGCCGGCAACGCAACCGGAGTTCGGGACCTGACGTTCCGGAAGAACGGCGTCGCCACGAACTATTTCCTCAACCACTTGGGGAACGTCCCGGCGGCGAACCACGGAATGGCCGTGGGCGGAGTGATCGGAACCTCGTTCGCCGTGAACGACTACATCGAGGTGTTCGTCCAGCAGACCAGCGGCGCCGCGCTGAACGTCGTCGCGAACACGGCCTGGTGGTCGGTGAAGTTGGCGTCGTACTGAGGACGAAGGGAAGCCGATGACTCGCCTGACGTGGCTCGCCGACGTACTTCGCGGCGCCGGCCTCACCGTGCACGAGGTCCCGGGCTGGCAGACCCGCGGCGCGCCCGGCTACGACCTGGACGCGATGGACCCGGTCGGGGTGATCTGCCATGCGACCGCCGGGTCGCGGACCGCGACCGACCAGGCGGAGGTCAACGTCCTGCTCAACGGCTCCTCCTCGGCGCCGCCACCGATCGCGCAGACCTACGTGGGCCGCAACGGGCACTGGTGGGTTGTGGCGGCCGGCGTGTGCAACCACGCCGGCTCCGGCGGGCTGTGGGGCGTCTCCGGGAACCGGCGGGTGATCGGCGTGGAGGCCGGCGACGATAACCGCGGCGAGCCCTGGCCCGTTGTACAGCTCGACGCCTACCAGCGTGGTGTGGCGGCGATGCTGCGCCACCTCGGCCTCACCGCGTCGCGGGCAGGCGCGCACCGGGAGTGGAACCCGGCCGGGAAGACGGACCCGGTCGGCATCGACATGGCGGCCTTCAGGGTGCGGGTTGCCCAGCTGATCGCCAGTGGAGGAGACGACATGTTCACCGACGACGACCGCGCCAAGCTGGTCAACATCCAGGGCCGCGTGGCCGAGGTGTACCCGATCAAGCAGGCGGTGCTGACCATCCTGGAGGCCGTGGGTCGCATCGACGAGATGGACGACGAGATCAAGGCTCGGTTGGATGCGACCCGCGCCGAGCTGCTCGCCGAGGTCGACCAGGTCGAGGAGCTACTCGCTGCGTTGGAGGCCGGCGACCCGGAGCAGCTGGCGCAGCGACTCGCCGCACTGCTCGGCGACAAGGTCACCGACGAGCTCCTCGCCGCGCTGACCCGGATCCGGATTGGCGTCGCCGATCCCGAGACGCCATCGACGCCCTGAAGGATCCCGCGCGCATGCCCGGCCGCCGGCACCCGCTCGCGATCTACCTGCTCGGTCTGTGCGTCACCGCCGGCGCCGGCAGCCTCGCCGGCCGCACTCAGCCGCAGGAGATCGAGGCGGCGCTGCCCGACTGCTGCTGCTACCCAGCAACCGGCGCGTCCTCATCGTCACCGCCGCGGAGAAGAACGTAGCCAGCTCGATGCAGCTGGTCGACCAGCTCCAGGAGGAAGTCAAAGCCGCCCGGAGCGAAACCTCGGAACTCCGCCGCGAGCTCGCCGAAGAACGGCGCCAAACCGCGCAGGAACTCCGCAGATCCATGGAACGCATCCACGCGCTCGAGCTGCAGAACATCGAGCTTGAGCGCAAAAACCGGGAGATGCAGATCCGCCTCGCGGAATGACGGATTGATGGAAGGAAACCTGCCATGTCGACCTCTTCCCCGCCGATAGAGCGGAAGGTGAAGGCAGCCACGATCGCGGTGTACATTGCGACGTCGGCGCTGCTCGGGATCCTGAACGGGGTCACCGACGCGAACCTGGTTGCTGGGCTGCCGGACTGGCTTGAGGTGTTCGTCGCGCCGCTGCTGCCGGCCGCCGCGGCGTGGATCGCCGGCTACCGCGCCAAGCACACGCCGCGGCCGGACCTCGGGGGCTGAGCGTGTACGGGGCGATCGTGATGGTGGCGGGGTTCCTGATCGCTGCGATCTTCGCCTTGGTCGGCGGTCGCCGAGGACCGCACGGCGGCCGCTCAGTGCCTGATCGCCGCGGCGGTGCTGATCGCCGGCGTGGGCATCGCCGGCCAGCCGGTGTTCTGACGACGACGCTGAGGAGAACCACGTGACCGTGATCGATGTCCCGACCGACTTCGGTGGCGCGCTTGAGCTGCTGCGCGCTGGCCATCGGGTGACCCGCACCGGCTGGCGCGTCCCGGGCAAGTGGCTCGTCCTCGTCCCCGGCTCGTCCATCACGATCACCGAGGGCCGCCCGCTCGGCGACGCCGCGCCCGAACTCGTCGGCCGGCAGGTCACCTACCGGGCGCACGTCGACATCTTCAACGCCGACGGTGAGGTGGTGCCGTGGGCGCCGTCGCAGTCGGACATCCTCGCCCGCGACTGGGTACCGGTCGACGGCCACATCAAAGGAGACAGCCCGTGACCATCCGCGCCAAGTTCCGCTGCAACACCGTCGAGCAGTCGACCAGCGGTCCGGTGCAGGTGATGCGCTACAACAGCAGTTCCGGCCAGTCGGAGCCGACCGACATGATGACGTGGCCGCGCACCTACCGGTTCTTCCCGAGCTATGACCCGGATGTGCCGGAGGATCAGCGCTACGCCGCGGCCACTCCGTCGGGTGAGCTCGTGCTGCGCGTCGACAACCCGGCGGTGAGCTTCGAGCCGGGCCGCTTCTACTACCTGGACTTCACGCTGGTCGAGTAACCTGAAATCCCCCTTGTGTAGCGTTCGCCCCGCCCCTCCAATGCGGAGGGGCGGGGCGTTCTCTGCTGTCCGGGGGTTCCCTACGGCCGGGGCGGCGTCGCGGGCCCGGGCGGCCGGCCGGGGCGCGCGGCGGCGTGCATGTCGGCGATCGCCGATTGGATGTACTCGTCACCGCGGAGGAAGCCGGCCGGCTCGGCCTGCGCTTCGATGGCGGTGAGGACACGGACGACGCGTTGCGCGCCCTCGAAGTGCGAGCAGGGCCACCGTGTGCCGGGT